ACTCGTGACCCTGAACGCATCGGTTGCAGCCGGCACGACTGCGACGCCGAATGTGGACTCTGCAACGGCGTAGCCGACTTGTTCCTCGCCGTATTGGACTGACATGGCTCTTTCTCCTGTTACACTGTTACGAGGACGAGGAAGGTCATCTCGGCCCGTTTCTCGATGTGCGACTCACTGGCGTCGATCTCGCTGTATGCCGCACCCTCGAAGGCGATGTAGTCAGCATTTTTCGCGCTGCTGACAGTCAACTGCCGTTTGGCCTCCAGCGTTTCGATGATGCCGCGCACGGTGCGCTGGAGTTTCACCGTGAGCAGTTCGTCGGGCGCATACGTTGCCGTGCGGCTGTTGCCGCGCAGGGTCAACTCGAGAGCGAGGCGGTGCTGGTAGACCGCCTCCTGCTCGCCGCGCTCCTGATCCCATTCTGTCTCAACTGCCACCAGCAGCAACGCAGGAACGTCTTGCCCCTGGTATCTCTCCTGCGGTGCAAACCAGTATTTAGCCACATCGGCCAGCACCTCGTCGCCCGTGGCGCTGTACTCAGTGTCGAGCGTGTTGAGCTTCGCCGGCAGGTCGGCCGCGAGGATCGTCTTGATGGCGACGAGGGCGTCCTCGGGGTTAATGGTGCCGGCCATCTACAACCCTTTGACGAGGGCATCGGATACGATCTCGGCCACCCGCTCGGCCACGCGGCGCGTGACCCGGAACAGCGGACGCGCCGGCAGGTTGCGGGATCGGTTGCCCGTCTGGTGGACGGCAGCGAGCCAGTACTTCGAGCCGAACTCCAGCGAGCGGCCACGGCCGCGCACCCGGTGGTAGAAATCGCGGCTCGACTTGGTCGTCATAGATCGCACCGTGCGGCCCGTGATGACCAGCGTAGGGCGTGACGGATACCGGGCCGACTTCCAGGCCCTGTAGGCGGGGGACAGCGGCTTGTAGTCGCCGTGCTGCCCTTCCTTGATCTGCCGCATTGCCTCGTCGTTGGCATACTGGATCACACGGCTCGCGGCGTCTGTGCGACGGAAGGGAGTCCGCATGCGCCTGGCGTAGACGCCGAGCATCTGCTCCATCTTCTCGTCGCCAGTGATGGTGATCTGTAGAGGATTACGCGCCATCTTCGTCCTCGGCCTCGACCTCGACCTCGACCGGCTGCAGTGCAGACAACGCCAGGCCGGTGGCCCAGCCAGGCTCGCCCAGGCATATCAGGTCAACGGCTCCGACGACATTCGCCCACCGGGCCGCGACGAGAGCGACCTTGCTGGTGGCATCGGGATGCTCGGACAGGGCCTTCGTGACCGCCGCTGCCGCCGCGATGATCTGGACGTTGTCGGCCTCGACAACGCGGGTGACCACGCCGCCGCGAGGGTTGGGCGTGCCGACCAGATCGCCCAGCGTGCAGTATACCGGGGCCGGTGCTTCCGGTGCTTCTGGTGCTTCCTTTTTTGTCGTCATGCTCTCATCAGTTTCGCCGTGCCCGCTGTGCGGGTCGTCTCCATACGATCAGCTCCGAGCAGGATGATGGATCGGTCCTTGATGCCGCCGTACAGACGGTCCCGCTCGTCCCGCACAGGGCCGAGGATTGCCTCGTCGGCGTCGGGGCCATACGCGGCCATGACCGTCTTGACCGCCACGCCCAAGGCGTTCAGGTGCTTCAGCACGTTGGCGGCTCCGGCCCCGCTGGTGTATGTCACTGTGCTGCCTGCCGATGCGTCTGCCTCGAGGCCAGGCGCAAACTCCACCGCCATATCGCCGCCATCGCTGACCTCGGCCCATCGCAAAACGCTGTATCTCTGCGCGGCGCCGAGGGTGAAGAAGTCGCCCTGGCGCACGATCCCCGAGATCGTCCCGCCGGAGCCCTGGAACGTCAGCCAGGTGTTGCCGGCGTAGGCGGCGTCCTTGGTCACGATGGACCCGCCGCCGGATACGGTGAGCGAGCCGCCGGACTGACTCACCGGATGCACGTAGTTCGACCCCACCAGCATCCCGCCCAGCTCACCGAAATACTCCGTGATGAACCCCTCGACCTCGGTCGTCGAAGGGTCGGAGCTGGAGTCGATGGTCAGCGACTGCAGGAGAGCAGCAACGTCGGAAGCCTCGCAGTAGCCGTCTGTTGACAGGGTGATCGCCATTATCCGACTCGTCCGCGAAACTCAAAGGGTGTCCCCTGGTCGCGGGGCGCCGAGCGGAGAGGGCTGCGCCCTCGTCGTGCCCGGCTCATGTTGTGAACCGTGTGGACGCTGCCGTCGATTTCATGCGTATTAACTTTCACCACGTCGCCCTCAGAGCGGCGGACTACCTCACTGGTCGGGATTTTGGACACTGGCAACCTCGCTGGCTCGGACATGCCGCTTGGCGTCGAAGTCCGCGGCGTTGATGACATAAGCCCCGCCCTTCCTGGCCCTCTTGTCACGCACCTCAACGGTCGTGCAGGCTCGGGCAGGTCGGTGGATGGCAGGGTTGTACGCCGTCGCGGGGATCTTGCTCGTCTTGCCGTCGTTGCCGCTCACGAACACTGTGGCGGGGACGTTGTCGGCCATCTCAGTCATGGGGGTTCCCTTCGGGCTGTTTGTGAGGGAGGGGCCGTAGCCCCTCCCTCGGGTGTAGATCGTCAGCCTGTCCGAGGTTCAGCCGGCGATCCGCGCCGCATACTCGGGCCGGATCGTCTTGACGCCGTACATCACGTCGAGACGATAGGTCCGCTGGTAATACTCCTCGGTAACCTTGACCCGGATTGGGATGCCGCTGACCTCGTCGGTCACCACCATCTCGTTCTCAGGGTTCAGGCTTTCGCCTTCGGGACGAGCAAAGGCGATGCCGAACGCACCCGGGTGGAACGCCAGGTTGGGCGTGTGATTCGGGTTGCTGGTGGCGCCGTCCTTGAAGGTCACTTGCGCGTTATCAGCCCATGCCACCTGAGAGGTCGGTGTAAAAGCCATGCCCGCGAGCGCGTTGCCGGACGCCGTCCCAACGGCGGTGATGACATACTGCTGCGTATCACCGGCCACGGTGAAGATGTCGCCGATTGCCACCGCCCCGCTGAGGGATGTCGCGTCCACGTTGACGGTGCTCTCGCCCACGGTATACGATGCGTCGTTCACCAGGGCGAGCATCCCGGTGCCGTCGGTCAGTGTCCCGCAGGTATGCGTCGGGACGCTCTGGTTTACGTGCCAGGTCGCGCCCAAAACGCTACCGATCTGGCCGGTTCGCATCGTGGTGTCGTCGCCGCGGGTGTTGGCCGCCTGCACCTGGCTCAGCCCCATGAGGTTGCCCTCTGCGGCCGGGTCGAGCACGACGTTCCACGGGCCGAGCGGTGACAGCTGGTCGATCAGGAGCTTGCGTGCGCCGGACCCCGTCCACGCGGCCAGATTGGAAGCGAACGGCGTGGTGCCGAACGTCCCCGAAGCAGCGTAGACATCCTTGTACAGCGCCAAAACGTTGGCGTCGATGCTGTTGGCAATCGACTTGAACGCCTCGGACATCTGCAGAGGGACGAAGGACTGATCCTTGTCGATCTGCGTGGTTTCCTGATCGGTCAGGTGGAAGTACGTCCCCTCGTGGGTGTCGATCGTCAGCGTCTTACTGCCCGCCGCATGGTCGATATTGGAAGGGGGCGTGTTGCTCGGGGTGATCGTCGCCGTCGCCTGCGTGGCGCCGGTCGGGATCGTCAGGACGTTGCCCTTGCTCCCCGGGCCGCCCAGCATGAAGCTGTAGTCGGTGATGAGGCGAGGGGTGACGGCGTTTTCGCGCAGCGTGGGCAGACCACGGGCGATGATTTTGGGGATGTTGAGTGTGTTAGCCACGGATATCTCCCTGCGGTGGTTGCGGTGTCGGTTGAGCCGTGGCTCTGCTTGCCTCGGGCAAGGGCGCCAGCCCCTCGGGGGTCAGCGGCCAGCACGGACTGTATCAAGCAGTGGTTCGGCTCGCCGTATACCGCCCCTCGGGGGCAGGGAGCGTTCGCCTCGAGCGAGGCTCCAACGTGGCGAGTTCTTTGACCGAAACAGAAAAAACGAGACGCCTCTATCACTCAGTGGTAGGGCACCTCGTTCTTTTTTTTGCGGTCCTGCTGTGTCTGAGGCGTAGTATACTGCGCCCGTGTTACGTCGTCAAGGGCTTTCTGCGAGGCGGCCCCCGGCGGGGTTCTATCGGCCCCGGACAGAAGGCGTCACAGAAATCACAGAAATAGGGCTCTCTGAGTGTTTTCTGTGATTTCTGTGACGTATATGGGGCACCAGACGCGACTGGGCCCCGGCGCCCTTTCACCGCCTTGGCCTCCGAAGATGCCGAAGATGCCGAAGATGCCCTATCCTGCGAGAGGGGCATCTTCGGTGCTGAAGGGGCATCTTCGCGCTTCAAAGACCAATATGGGGCACCAGGCGCCCATACTCGCCATGCTCGCCACATACTCGCCAGCCTCTACGGTTGGCGAGTATGGCGAGTATGTGGCGAGTATGAGGCTGCGCCTACTTGACGACGACCTTACCGGTGGCAATGTCCTTCTCGTAATTCGACCAGTTCGTCTCGGCCTCCTCCTTCGAGATCGTCCTGATACCACCCCCGGCACCTCCATCGCCGCCAGCGCCATCGCCTCCGCTCGGGGCGAGCCAGTGCCTCCCGGCATCCGTGCCCAGGTAGACGCCGACAGCCTCGGCCACGTC